GGTACGTTTGACTTTATAGCGTTCATCTACAACGGTGTCCAACTACAATAAGGAGAATTTTATGCACATACTTTTGGACCATTTTATGGAAAACGAAACAGACACAACGTGCTTCTTTATACTCACAGATGGAGAGCAGTTTAAGTGGCACTGCGACATCCAGAAGATCGGCATGACCGAAGCTGAGGTACAGGCTGATCTTGAAGCGATGATTGACGAGCTCCGTTGCGGCATCTATCGCAAGCAGTACATGGAAGCGGTTATCGTTAAAGAGGAAAAGGAAACAGACCTACAGGCTTGGCAGAGATGGGAAGCAAACGGTTGTGTCAATCCTGACGAGAAGGTAATAGAAAAGAAAAAGTGGAAGAATACTTGGAAATGAAACCCTTATACGAACAGACATGGTTTATAAATTCAGTGAATTGGCTGAGACAGCATTCCAGTTTCTTTGAGAAGTATGGATGGGGTAAGTCAAAGAACATGGAAGATTTCGTGCGCAACCCTTTTGAGGTCATGCGTGACACTTGTTTCCCATTCGTGATTAAGAATGTCAAACCGTTCTCTATTCTACTCAGATGCGGGTACAAGCCTTACTTGGACACACGACAGGATGAATATTACACAGAGATTAAAGGGACGTTCCCGAACATAAACCCTGATCATTACCAGTGGACATATCACAAGTATGAATTTCAAAACGGTTACCAATATTTTCTTGGCAACGACAAATTCCACTATTTCGATTTGATCGTATCTGAGTGGGTAACGAAATATCCTAATGCTGCATTTATGTTTCAACTGCTCGTCAGCATGAAATACTATGTTATCCCGATCATCTTTGTTTCGATGGGCATCAGGTATAGCAAGACAAAATATTTTCAATTCGGCTTAGGCTGGGCTCCACAGTGGCAGAATGCAGGAGTCAATGAAACTAAGTGTGCTGTGATGTGTGGCAAACTTAGACTGAGTGGATACGAGAAAGAGTTGGAATGGAATCCTAATAGCGAGGTTTTTGGCTACTGGGAAGGTAATGTATAAAAATAAATCTTACGGAGACTGCGGAATGGACGAAATAAAAATTGCTTTTGATATGGAAGATATAGAACAAAAAACTGAATCTGAAAAACTTAACTTGCTGTTGAAGATTGCTTTCTCTAATCATTCTGTTTTGTCCGACCACAGTAAGATTTTATTTGGGAATGGAAAGCAGGGACTTTGCGACGTTGCAAGATATAACAAGGCTGCGATTAATAGTCTTTGGGCAGTTTTTGTTCTGGCAATCATTGGTTTCGCCAGCATACTTTTTACTCATATAGGTAAGTAAGATGAACTTCTTTGAGTACTACTATCAGTGGTGGAAGTGGTGGGCAGAGACACTGTTTGAAGTGAGGGTGCTGAGGGATTTGCATAACCTTAATGTAAAACGGCTGGATAAGATAGAGAGGGTAATAAGATGAGCGAGCTTGGGGATCTAAGAAAACTCTTTACAAGATGTGCAACAAAACTTCTTACTCGTATGATCGAGAGAGAGTATCAACCTATGCTTGGTAAAGATGGAATGAAGCATATGAAGAATAGTCTTCATTATGAAGGTCTTGCGGTTGATATTGATCTCTGTGATAAGGATGGAAAGTACTTAGTTGGAAGTGAAGACCATAAAGAGTTTGGTGAATACTGGGAATTATTAGATCCTAAGTGTTGTTGGGGCGGGAGATTCAAAGACGGTAATCACTATTCTATAACTTATATGGGGAGGAAGTAGTATGGGATTGGATATTACTGGATTGGGAAGTGTATTTGACTTCTTGTCCAAAGGGATAGATAAGATCTTCCCGGATAAGAATGAAGCCAACAAGGTTAAGTTAGAGATGCTTCGTCTTCAGCAAGAAGGGGAGTTTAAAGAACTTGATCTGGAGTATAAAGCAGCAGCGAATCAAGTAGCTGTTGACTTAAAGGAAGCCGAGCATCCCTCGGTATTTGTTAGTGGATGGCGTCCAGCAGTAGGTTGGGTATGTGTTCTTGCTTATGCTTTTAACTACCTTGCTCTTCCAATTCTTAACTGGTCTGCAAGATGGGTTGATGCAAGTGCTCCAGCGATAGTTGCGCTTGAGACTGGAGAGCTTACAACCCTGCTATTTGGTATGCTTGGTATTGGTGGTCTTAGAACATTTGAGAAGATTAAGAAGGTGGCTCATAAATGACTCCTTCCCGCCGGAGTCGAGTAGGCTGGAGAGTGTCTTAGATCTCCTTCGTGCTCTCCAGCCGTTTAAATAGAGTAATGTAAATAAATGACGTTACTGTGAGGAAAAGATGAATTACATTGACAAGTCTAATATAGTGCCAGAAGACATAAGCCAAACTGACTTTGACCTACTTAATAAAGTTATTGGTTGGTTACAGCAAGCAGAGGGAGCTGATAGTGAGTCAGTGTGGTTGACTGAGGCGGAAGAAGATTATAACTACTATGCTGGTGATCAAGATTCTAATGAGATACTAGAAAAGCTTGCTTTAGCAAATAGACCAGCACTTGTGTATAATCAGATTAAACCAAAAGTGGATGTTGTCGTTGGATTGGCTGGGCAAAACAGACAGTTACCATCAGCATTTCCGGTAGAGCATAATGATGAAGCTATGGTGGAATTAGCTAATGGAGCGATTAAGTTCTTTAGACGGGAGTCTGGGTTGGCTGACAATGAGATGACTTGCTTTGAGCATACTGTTAAAAGCGGAAGATCTTTGCTTCACTTCTATGTATCTGACGAGAATCCGTATGAACCAGAGATTAAAACTCGCTTTGTTCACGGTAGAAATTTCAAGTTAGATCCTAGAAGTATCAACTATGATATGAGCGATGCAAGATTTCTCTTTATTGATTTCTGGTTTGATGCTGAGGAAATCAAAGTTAAGTACCCAAAGTTTGATAAAGAGAAGGTTACTCAGTTACAGTCATCTGACGGCAGCAGTCCACAATTTTATAATGCAGTTGATGATACATACAGAATAACAGAGTGTTGGTATAAAGAGACAGCAGAAGTTTACTGGATTGTTAATCCTGTTACTAAGAACACAGAAAAGGTTGATCTAGATACCTACAAGAGAATGAAAGAAGCTATTACTGTAGGTATTAATATGCCTGATGGGAGTGTATTGAGAGACTCAAACTTCGAAGGTATTAAGAAGTTTGCCACAGTTTACAAGTATATTATATTCTCTAGTCTTTATATCTTTGAGAAAGGAACTTCAAAGCATAGATGGGAAGGCTTCCCAGATGTGCTGTTTGGTGGGTATAAGCATGATTACGAGAACAGATGGTTTGGCCTGATCTCCATGATGAAAGACCCTCAGACAGGCATCAATACTATGAGAAGGCAAATGCAGCATCTGTTACAGACTTCTCCGAAAGGAATACTGATTCATGAAGTTGGTGCAATACTTGATATTGAAGCTTATGAGAATAAGTCTGCTGAGCCAAACTACCATATGGAAGTAAGTTCAGGCGCATTGGAGAAAGTTCGTTTTACTGACCAACCTACTATCAGTCCAGTTTATGGACAACTGATGGATGTTGATCAGCAATTTATGAAAGATGTTTCTGGAATACAGAATGATACTTTGGGGATTCAGACTTACTCTCGTGAACCTGGTATTACTACCCAGCTTCGGCAAGGCCAGAATATTGCGATCTTGTTTATTCTTCTTGACAACTTTAAGAAGAGCAGGTTGCAGGCAACTAAACTACTGTTCTCCTTCATACAGCAGTATGTGACTGCGGAAAGAGTCATCAGGATTGAAGGCCAAAATGGCCAGATGTTAATGCAACTTAACACACAAAACGACCCAAAAGCTCCAGGGTTTAATGATGTAAGTGTTGGTAAGTACGACTTCTTTGTTGAAGAAGGAATTGAGACAGTCAACTCAAGGAACTCAATAGCGCAGATGCTGATTGATATGAGCCACCAGAATCCTGGTTCAGTACCTCCGGAGTTAATAGTAGAATACTCTGGTGCGCCATTCAGTGTTGTACAGCAGCTAAAGCAGTACTCACAACAGCAGCAAAAGTCGGCTCAACAGGCTGAACAACAGAAGATGGCTATGGAAAATCAACTAGAAATGGCTAGACTTGAGAACCAAAAGTATATAGCAGTTATAAATAATCTTACTAAATTGGTTACTTCAGATAAGAAAATTGAAGGTGACCTTTTAAAGACTTTAATGAGTGGACTGCAAAGTAAGCAGTCTGAAAATAATAACGAACCGAAAGGAGATTAGTATGGCGGGATTAACTATTGAAGATGTGAACACGATGCAAGATGAAATGAACAAGATTGGTGATGAAGCACATCCTGATGCTGCGAGTGCGGATGCCGAGGCTGCTAAGCTTGAAGAAGCTAAGGCTGCTGAGGAAGCTGCTGCGAAAGCAAAAGAAGAAGCTGACAAGAAAGAGGCCATAGCTGCGAAGAAAGATGATGGTAAGCCTGAAGATGAAATCGATACTGTTCGAGAACTGAAAGAGCAGATGCGCGTAAGCCAAGAAGCTCTTAAGAAAATCACTGGCGACTATCTTAAACTTCAAAAGACTATGATCGACAAAGGGATTATTTCTGAAGAAGAGGTTAAGGAAAGCGAGGCTGAAGAAGCTCAAAGGCAGGCTGCATTTGCTGAGCGGCAAAACAAACTGGTCGAAATGGTTACAATAATGGAGCTCAATCCTAATTATGCTGACGTTCGGCAGGTTTGTTCGCAAGGTAATCTTGATGACATAGTCGATGCTTTTGCAAGATACTATGTCAAAGAGAATGGTGGTAATATGCAAGATGTGGCCACCAAGATGGAAATGGAGATTTGGTCTGAGCCTAATCCTTACAAGAAGATTTATGAACTTGTCAAGAAGTACCATCCTAAGTATGCTGTAGCTGATACTGACAAGGATGCGGTTAAGAAAGCAGAAGAAGATGCAAAGAAGATTGCGGATGAGGCTGACAAAGTAAAAGGTAAGAAGCCTGTTGATGCGAATCCTTCGGCAGCATCTATTGGAACTGGTGGAAGTGGTATGGGATCTAGTGGGTGGACATCTGCTAAAATTGATGCACTTCCTGAAGATGAACTCAGCAAAGTTCCCAAGGATCTTTACGATAAGTATTTGAAGGGAACACTTGATTAATTGGAGGAATACAAATGCCAGATAATCCTAAGACTCAGTTTTTAACAAATGATAATCTTACCAGGAAGAAATGGGCACGAGATCTCTTTAGTATTATTCTGCCCTCAGTTGAGATCAACTCACTGGTAGGTAAGGACAGTAACTCCATTGTGCAGATTAAAACGGATCTGGCAAAAGGAGAAGGTGACCAGATTACCTTCGGTATCAGACTGCCGTTGGTTGGTGAAGGTGTTGTTGGTAATGATACTGTGGAAGGCAACGAAGAGAAGTTACGCTTCAAAGACTTCAAAATGACGATTGAAGAACTCAATCATGCCGTTGATACTGGTGGCAGAATGGAAGAGCAGAGAGTGCCTTATGACTTGATGCAGGAAGGCAAGAATGGTTTGCAGGACTGGTGGGTATCCAAGCTGAATACGTACCTGATGGCAGTACTGTGCGGTGATACCAGTTACGCAATCGTGGCTGGTAAAACCTTCGGCACTACGATTACGGCGCCGGATACTGGGCACCTTATCCTGGCCAATGACGTTGCTGAAGCGTCTATGACGTCAGCCGATGTTCTCGACCTGACCATGCTGGACAAGATGAAACAGCGCGCAGAGATTCCGTCAACTGGCTGTTACAAACTTCGTCCTCTCAGCCTGGGTGGTAAGAACTACTGGAGAGTTATCCTTCACAACTATGTGTTCGATAAACTCCGCCAGAACACCAATATTGGCCAGTGGGGCGATTTGCAGCGTGCTGCCAATAAGCTGCAGGTTCCCAATACGGAGATTGAATACAACGGTATGCTGATCTCCAAGAGTGAAAACATTCGCAAAGCTCCGGGTAATGCCAATGTCTACCGCAACCTGTTCCTTGGTTGTCAGGCAGCCGTTTGGGCATGGGGTGGAGCTGGTGAGTCGAAGTCCACTACGATGGCTTTCGTTCCTTATACTAAGGACGCAGAACGATTTGTTATGATTCGTGGTGGTGGTATCTTTGGTGCTGCAAAGCCTGTGTTTGACGGCAAAGACTACGGTGTTATTATCGGAAGTTCATGGGGAGCTGCAATCGAATAAGGAGGGAGTAATTAATGGCTAACACAGATAAATATACTTCTAAAGCATCTGATGCTTTTAGAATGGAAGCCAGTAAGTTAATGATTGCTCCTGCTGATGCGACTTACAATTTGATTCGGATTCCGCAGTATGCTTTTGTTACTGATGTATGGATTCAGATTGTAACCGCTTTTACTGTGGATGCAAGTGTTACTATTGGCTGGTTGGGTAATGGCGAAACTGCTGTTACTGATGGTTTTATTACTGACAATATTGCAGATCCTCTTATTGTTGGAATGAAGAGAGCATTCAATACGACTGCTGTCACGTTTCCTGGTAAGTACTTTGGAGATGCATCTGGTGCGGTTACGGCAACGGTTCTTGATAATCTTGGAGCTGTTGGAGACTTTAGGGTGTTTGTTCAGTTTACGGTTATTCACGCTTAGGAGGTATTACAATGACAGTCGCGATTATTCAGGATTGCAGAAATAGTTCACAGAGGACTAATGTTCTGGAGAATCCGTTTTGGATTTCCAGTGGTTTGGTGGATGCTTCTGCATCTGCTGCTATCGATGATAAGGTTATTCAGTTGTTCAGTTTCCCGAAAGCCTCTCAGCAGATTTTAGTTCTTAACTTCTGCACTCAGGTTATTACGGAGTTTACTGCTGGTACGACTGGTATTGTTGGTTACTATACTACGGCAACGGATGCAGTTACTGCTGGTGGTGTAGCAACGATTGTGGGAAGTGGTAATCAGATTGAAGAGACTACCAATGCTACTTACACGACTGCAGGGTTCTACTTCCCGGCAGCCGCAGCTGATGCTACTCAGTATCGTATTGCAGGTACGCCTACTGCCAATGCTGACTGGATTGTTGGAGCAGCAACTACGGTGTATAATGTCTGCGCAACCTTTAGTAATGCAGGTACCATTACTGCTGGCGTGTGCAGATACCATATGCTGATTTCGATTATCCCTAACACCTAGGAGGAAATGATGGGAGTTACAATTCAAGACTATCGAAGGACAGATCTTCGAGTCAACACAAGTGGAGAACCTTTTTGGATTAGATCCAAGACTGTAGATGGTCATGAGATCGCTGGTCTGAAAGATAAAGCTTGTGTATTGTTCTCCTTTCCAATTGATGGGCAGCAGATACTGATCAGGGAAATTGCAGTGCATGTACTGAGGGGTTTCACTACTGGCACCACGCTGGAAGTTGGAACGTACACGATTGCAACTGAGAATGTGTCTACTAATGATACAGCCACTGAGGTTGTTGATAATGCTTTTGTTCAGTCAGGAGACATTACAGCAACTTCAGTTGGCTGGTTTTATCC